TTATCGTAGTTGAAGCCTGTGAGAAGCACCTGATAAGACTTCTTGAGGTGGTCGATCAGGTCACTGTTGCGGAGGAAATCCTCAACGTCGTTGGGCTTCGCCACGCGCACGAAGGATGCCGCGCAGTCGTCGATGTTGCGAACGGTGGCGATGATCTTCGGCTTTCGGCCCAGAAGTTCGTGCAGCACGCGGAGGCTTGAGACCTCGGCCCAGTTCCGCGCCTTGTCGATCACGACAGGCTTTTCCACCTTGGCGTACTTGGCATCCATGATGCCGCGCAGCACGGCCTTGATCTGGTCTTCGTCCGGTGCCGCCTGCTCAGCCGAGCTGCCCTGCCACGCCTTGAAGGTGTTGAACATCACCTCGCCCATGCCGCTGGTTGGGCTGGCGTGGAGGTCAGGATGCTGGTTCAACAGCGCGGCGAGGACGGTGCTGCCTGAGCGGGGGAGGCCAGCGAGGAAGTGGAAGGTTTTCTGGGGCATTAGTTGGTGACGATCTGTGTGTTTGCTAGAGAGTGAATGTCCCCGCCAGCCATGGAAAACCAATTAGTAAGAGAGCCGATTTGAACGGGACTTGATTTGGTAACCACTGTGCCATCACCAAGCCGACCGCTTCCATTGCTTCCCCACATCCACAGTGTGCCATCGGTCTTTACAGCACCAGTATGCTGGCTTCCCGTTTCAACACGTTGCCAAGTCGTCAATGATCCAACTTGCGAAGGACTATTTCTCGCAATGGCCGTATTTACACCCAATTGGCCCGCGCTGTTTTGACCCCATCCCCACAACGTGTTGTTAGTTTTTACGGACATCACAAAGGTTCCGCCTGCACTAACTGTTGACCAGTTTGTCAGACCGCCAACTTGAACAGGGCTGGAACGAGAGTAGGCATCGCCTGTATAGCTTATACCCAACTGGCCGTCATTATTTCGGCCCCAACTCCACAATGTCCCATCTGTTTTTACAGCAACTGAAAAGTTTGCCCCCGCCGTTGCTGCCGCCCAAGTGGTCAATGCTCCAACCTGAATGGGACTGGATTTGCTGGAAACTGTGCCGTCTCCCAATGGGCCATTTGCTCCATTTCCCCAAGCCCAGAGCGTTCCATCTGTTCTCAATGCAATCGTGTGCTCTCCGTTTGCGGAAACGCTATACCAAGTGGTCAGCGCGCCAACTTGAACAGGACTAGATTTAGCAGCTATAGTTCCGTCGCCAAGTTGGCCGCCGCTATTACTTCCCCAAGACCACAGTGTACTGTCTGCTTTAATAGCGCAGACATGAGCAGAGCTTGCCCTTGTAGAAACCTTAGACCAATTAGATAAAGAACCGATCTGTATGGGTGAGGACTTAAAAACTGTTGTGCCGTCGCCAAGTCTCCCTGTATTTCCGTTGCCCCACGACCAAAGCGTTCCATCCAGTTTTACGGCGACGGAGAAGTAAGCACCTGCGGCGATCTCGCTCCAATCATTTAGAGCCCCAACTTGAACAGGGGAGGATTTGTCTATTATGGTGCCGTCTCCAAGTGCTCCAGACGGGCTGTTATCCCCCCACGCATACAACTCATACAGCGGAATCCCCGTCCACGTCCCTGCGGCCACGGCCTGCAGTTGCTCCATCAAGCCCCATTTTGCGGAGAAATTCGGCATTTAGGTTACTCCGTAGAGGGCGGCGGTTTGAAGGCCACTTGCAGAGACCTGATACCAGCTCGTAAGGGCTCCGACTTGAACCGGGCTAGACTTAGAAACAACAGTGCCGTCGCCAAGTTGCCCACTGATGTTTTGTCCCCAACCCCAAAGCGTCGCATCGGATTTAATAGACGTCGTATGGTTGCGGCCGGATGAAACCTGCGCCCAGTTTGTAAGTGCCCCAACCTGAACAGGACTGGAGCGGGCAATGACAGTGCCGTCGCCGAGTTGTCCAGAACTATTAAGCCCCCAAGCCCAAAGCGTACCGTCAGATTTTACAGCCGCTGCATGGTAGCTTCCCGCTGAGACCCCAGCCCATCCCGTAAGTGCTCCGATTTGAACAGGGCTTGAGCGGTTAATAACCGTTCCATCGCCAAGGCGGCCGTTGGTATTATTGCCCCAAGACCAAAGCGTACCGTCAGTCTTAACGGCCGCTGTACTTGTCGCGCCTCCGGACACTTGGCTCCAGTTGGTTAGAGCACCAACCTGAACAGGGCTAGAGCGGGCAATGACCGTATTGTCTCCAAGCTGTCCAGTACTGTTGAGCCCCCAAGCCCAAAGCGTTCTGTCCGTTCGAGTGGCGGCACTATGCTGGCCGCCTCCAGACGACTGAGCCCAACTCGTAAGTGCTCCGACCTGAATAGGACTAGACTTGGAAACAATTGTTCCATCACCAAGGCGTCCATGAAGATTATTGCCCCAAGTCCAAAGCGTACCATCCGTCTTGATGGACGTTACGTGAGTTTCTCCAAGAGATAACTCATACCAGTTAGTAAGGGCTCCGACCTGTATGGGGCTGGAAACCTGTCCTGTTGTGTTGTTCCCGAGGCCGCCGTTCCCACCGTTTCCCCAAGCCCAAAAAGTGCCGTCTGTTTTCACTGCGGCACTAAACGTATCCCCAAGGGAAACTTGGCTCCAGTTCGTAAGCGCCCCAACTTGAACAGGGCTTGAACGATAAGCAACAGTTCCATCACCAAGCTGGCCATTACTGTTACGACCCCAAGTCTCTAGCTCCGCCCCAGCGTAAACCACATTCCCCGTATCAAATTCCGATACCCGCCCCGGCCCATAGATGTTGGAAGCCGCCGCGCGAACCTTAAACGTACCGCCGCCGGGGGAAATGCTAATCGGAGACGCCGACCCCGTCGCGCCGACGGATGCCCCGGTGCTTTCGTCGATGGCCGTGACCGTATAGCCCGTGACCGCGCTTCCGCCGGGGTTGGCGGGCGCGGTGAAGGCCACGGACATGGTTCCGATGTCGGTCGTGACAGACGTGATGGTCGGGGCGTCGGGGGCCTTCAGAAGGTCAAAGCCGCCGTTGACGTAGCCGCCTTGGGACGTAGCCATACTAGCCTCCTAAAGTCACGAAATTTCCTCATAGCTCACTACGACCTTCAGGTCGCTCGCGGAACCCGCAGTCGCACCAATCGACTTGTCTTCCTCGAGATAGATCGAGGTGTTCTTGTCGATGACCACGAGCGAGGCGTCCGCAGGAACCGAGACCGTACTCACGATCTGCGTGGCCGTGCCGCCGATGTTGTCCTCACTGTAGAGCGAGATCGTAATGTCGGCCGCGTTGGTACCGTCCACGTTCGAGATGATCAACGAGTTGATCTTGAAGACCTTGCCGCTCGCGGCGGTGTTTTCGACGACGAGCGTCGCGTTGGTTGTCGTCAAGTCGACTACGGCGGACTTGCCGTAGATCGCAGTGACGTTAACGATATTCGGGTTTGCCACAGCTTGTCTCCTTATCCGAACACGAGGGCCACGGCGATGGCCTTGCCCGTTGAAATTCCAGCACTGCCAAAACTCAAGTTTCCGGAACCGTCAGTCACAAGCGCCTGACCACTCGTTCCGTCTGCTGCAGGCAGCGTCAGCGTGTAGCTGGCAGAGACAGTGCCGGGGGCCTGAATCGCAACGTACTCTCCGCCCGTGGTGTCTTGAAGACGAAGGTCTCCTTGCGCCGTAATGTCCACCTGACCAGCAGTGACCGCAGTAAACGTCGGGCTATCTCCAGTTCCAAGCCCAAGATTCGTGCGCGCGGCAGATGCAGACGACGCCCCAGTACCGCCATCCGCGACAGCGAGGTCGGTGATCCCAGTAATCGAACCGCCCGTGATGTTGACACTCGACATGGCAAGGTCAGCGGTAAGGTCTACCACGGCAGCCCCTGCGCCAGCACCATCGCTGTACACAATTTTTGTGTCGCCATTGGCTACGGTGACGTTTCCGCCCGAGCCTTGCGTCAGAACCACGCTCTGTCCCGAGGAGTTCTTAACAACATACAAATGCTGTCCGTCATTGGGCGAGATGGTCACCGTGTTAGTGCCACTCGGGCTCCCACCAAAGACCAGAACCGCATACTGTCCATCAGACAACGTTGCATCAGTTGTCGTCAGTGTGTGTGTCGTTCCAGAAAGTGCAATTGCACCAACGCCGTTGGTCAAGCGGTCGATGATCTGCAGGTTGGTGTTTGTGGTCGAGCCCCAAGTGCCTGACTGTTCACCAGTGGCAATCAGCTCTATGCCTGTCTGAGTATATGAACTTGGCATTTTGGTTCCTTACGCCGCGATTTCAGTCCAGATAGTGCCGACTGAGGGTGTAATCTCAGTATAAACAGTTCCGGGGTCTGGGACAATCCTGCCCCACACTAGCACAGGTTTGACCAATCCTGTAGCTGAAACGCCAGTCACGAAGACATTGGCATCACAGATGGTGGTAACCTGACCAGCCTGTCCAGTCCCGCTAACACCAGTGACGCTGACGTTTGCGTCGCCAATAATAGTAACGCTTCCAACGCCGCCAGTCGCCTCAACCCCGGTAACACTTACCGAAACCGACTCCTGAACTCCTGCGGTTCCAACCTCACCAATTGCTTCAACGCCCGTGACGTTTACCGTAACACCAGCTCCCTCAGAAACGGTAACGTTGCCAACCTGCCCTGTTCCAAAGACGCCTGTGACCGAAACACTGGCATCCGCTTCAACAGTTACCGTTCCGACTTCACCCGTCCCGAATACGCCCGTAACGCTGACAGATATGTTTTCAGTTGTAGTAACTGCAACACTGCCGACTTCGCCCGTGGCAAAGCCAACAGCAACGCTGCCTTCGCCCCAAGCGAGTTCGCCGAACCCCGCTCGGCCCCAGCCGCTAAAGGGGACGACGACATCTGTCATGTCTTAGGCGATCCTGATAAGGGCGTTCGATGCGTCTGCCGTTGGGAAGACAACAGTGAAGTCCCCAGCCGTTGAGGTTTTATCAGACCCAAAGTCCAAAACAACAACAGCAGGATCACCAGCAGCAGAGTCATTGTAGATCAACGCGCCGCGAGCCGTGATGGTGGCCGAGGTAAATGTTAGATCGTTGAAGTCAGCAAACCCTGTCGTTCCACTGGTAGTCGGAGTGACATTTGTCAAAGCACCACCACCTGCCGAATACGACCCAGAAGCACTCACTTCGTTTGAGGAAGTGTATGCTGTCGTTGCAGCCGTGAATGAGGCACTGTTGGTGTATAGCGCGAGCTTAAAAGTGTTGCCCGTGCCGTTAGTAAAGTTGTGCACTCCCTGCAGGACTTCCTGCTTGAAGGACGTAGCCATAAAGTTGCCAGTGAAGGCCATGTCAGAGTCTCCTTATGAGTTCGGCCAGTTCTGGATGGCCAGCATCGATCAGCGCATTATACACAGTTGTGCGGTCGCTGCGAATAGCCTGCCGCATATAGCTCGCCACAAGCGTTTCAATGTGGCTTTGAAATGCGCGAGCCTGATCTCGAATCCCCGGATGCGCGCTATCGGAGACAGACACAATTCGATTCACGCACTGCTCCGCCAATTCTTCTGGCGTGAAGCCACGGTTGTGAGTTGTCTTCACCAAGACAACAGGCTCATCGCGTGGAATGCTTAGCTTGACCTCAAACATTACATGTTGATCCTTGGCTCACCGTCACGGTAGCTGTCGCGCTTCAGGCGTCCTTCGCCAAGGGTCACAAGGCGGCGAAGTGCATTGTCGTATGATTGCTGGTAGGCAGCCATGACATCCTGCTCACCTTTCATGAAGATGTAAGCATTGATCAAGCTTCCATACAGCAAGACCTCTTCTGCATTGGTGCCAAGCCAAGATGTGCCGGAATCAACAATCGACGGCGGATCAAAGTAGTAGTGAAGCTCAACGCTATAACTGGCGTTCGGAGTCGGCCCAAGGATAAAGTGACCCGGAGAGTTTGTTGACTGCACATCGCCGTCAAACTCTGCGTAGTACTTTGGCAAGCCAGTAGTCGATATGGACGGGTAAGCTTCTCGAATGAAGTTCACGTCCTTATCAAGAAGGAACGTGTAGTTCCCACTTCCATCAATCACAGCAAGGGAAAACGGAGATAGAAAGTCAGAGGGCCGAGCCAAGAAACGATTTGATGCCGTCATGTTTGCGGTGACGTTCTTGCGAAGCTCTGGGATCATTACCGTGCGGTAGATTCTTTCCTCAGCCTGACGCACAAACGTAGGGATATTGGACACGAAGGTTGTCTCCGTGTTCTCCGTGTAATCCTCAATCGCTTCTACTAGCTCAGAATAGTTCATTTGAACTTACCCCATACGGTACTGGCCACCCTTGGAGGCAGCGCCCATGCCACGGCACTTTCCGCCCATTTCCATCTTCTTGACTTTGCCACCCATGGCCATCTTGCCAACGCCGTCAGCAGCAAAGGCCGGGACTTTCTTCCCGCCCTTTTCAACCATCTTCATACCGCCGCCCATCATCTTCTTCATGTCTTTTTTCATGTCATGCTCCATTGGTGGTGTTGACGGTCACGGTTCCAACAGACCCTACCATATACTGTGCTGGATTCCCAACCGGATTCCAACCCCATAGCTGCCTGCTGGCATCCTGAGATGTATCTGGCCTTGGGTTCATCAAAGATTGTGGATCATTGATCTTCACGCGCCCAAGAAAGTTTTGGGGCTGATCTGGATCAACGACATCTCGCCCAACTCGAAAACCAGTCTTTGTTCCGTTGTTGTACTCCCAAACAAGATCACTAAGCGGATAGCGAAACCCGGTCTTGTCGCAGAAGCCAAACGCATATTTTCCTTTAGCGTAAGACATTAGCCACCCATCATGTAAGAGCTGAACGGCACAAACCTTACAGATGCACGCTCTTCATCCTCGCCGGATGCCAGATTAAACTGGAACTCATATTCCTGCTTGAGTGCAGTAACGCGGTTCGCGGCTTCTGGCTTCTTCATGGCGATGTAATAAGCAAGACCAGACACAAGAGCAGGAACGAACCGAGGCGGCACAGAACTGGTAGATGATCCAATACCAGACGACAGGCCATCAATGCCCTTCAGGCGATAGTATGCCAGAGTGTAGGGTGTCGTGGCATCTGGAACTGGCCACAGGGTGATTCTTGTTTCGGTTGGCAACCGCTGAACAAAAATCTGAGTTGGACGCCCTTGCGTGTTCTTGTTGGTCTGCTGGGCATACGTCGAGACACTGATGCGCTCAAGCGCCGTGTCAGTCTGATTTGTACCAGTTCCTGTACGAACCTGATGTTCTAGGAGGTCAATGGTATCAGATGGCATTGTGTAGGTTGCAGTGCCTGCCGTGATGGCAAGTGTGCCGGAATCAATCGTGAACAGATTGAGCCCACGATTCTGCCACTCCAGTGTCATCAGGTTAAGACTACGCCGCGCCGTTTTAAGATCGTAGCCCGAGCGCATCTCAAGGCCAGCCCGTTCATAGGCTTCCTCAAAAAGTTCTGGAAGATCGGGTGTGACTACAGCCATTATTTGGCCTTTCTGTGAGCAGCGGTTTTCTTGGCGATATTCTTGGGCTGGGCTACAAACTGCTTACCCTTGCGTGTGCCTTCACGCTTGGCCTTAGTGCTTGCGGCATACTCAGCAGGCGAGAGAGCCTTTATTGCCGATTCAGGCAAGTAACGCTCTCCCGTTGCTTTGGGCCCCTGAGTGGACGGCTTACCAGATTTGGTTCGCCACTTCTGCTTTGTCCAACTGTCTAGGCTTCTTTGAGGCGCAGCCTTTGACATTACTTCTTCTTGGCTTTGCCGCCGCCACGCATGGGTTTGGCTTTACCGCCATCCTTCATGCCCATCGGCTTGTCGGTCATGCCGCCACGCATCATTTTTTTAGCTCCGCTCTTCATTGCTCTGGGCTTCATCGCCATGGTTCAATCTCCTTTTGCGGTTGATGACGAGAGCTTCGTACTCGTCTTGGGGATAGGCGGAATAGTACCCTAGTATCTCAAGCCTGTCACTAGCAGCAACAACGAGCCGAAGGTCTTGTATGAACATCATACAGTAGTCTTGTTCAATTGAACTTTCCCAGTCGTTGTCCGTTAGAAAGTCCATCTCCGCGTCATCAGCGCCGTAGTCTGGATGGAACTGCATGCAGTGTAGGGACGGGTGTTTTTCAT